ATTATTGACGCTATGGGTAACTTGACAAAATCGCCAGATTATTATACAAATGAGACAGTTACACCTAAGATTTACGAAATTTATGAATACCTTTACAAAAAATACTTTTAATATGGGAACTTTTCAAGTTACATTTTTTCCAATATTTGGTTTGATATTAGGCGTAAATTTTGCTAGTGGGCAGTATGAGGCATTTGAAATGCAAGAAGACGAGCGTATGATACAAATAATGTTTTTAGTTTTTGGCATTTCTATTTTATGGATAAAACGAAATGAATAATTCACTTATAAGAAATAGCAATCAAGCAAAACAAGGCTTAGATTTTACTGGCGTAGAAAACGGTAAAATACACCCTAGCGATATAGACGCGGTTTTAGAGTTTAACAACGAGGCGCTTATATTAATGGAAGTTAAAAGGGAAGGCAGCAAATTGCCAACCGGTCAAAGGTTGTTATTAGAACGAATAGCAGATAGCTGGCATACTAAAAAATCAATAGTTTTATTTATAACGCATAATTATAAAAACGACAGTAAAGATATACCTTTGCAGGAGTGTAACGTTGAGGCGGCATATTATATGGGTCAATGGACTAGCACGCAGCCAGAAACGCTAATAAGTGTTTTAAATAAAATAGGTAAAAACTGGCAAATAGATAAATTAAGCATATGAAACAAAAAGTAAACATTAAAGAGGTAATTCCAAACGAAAAAAACCCAAGGTATATACGCGACCCTAAGTTTAATAAACTGGTAAAGTCTATACAGTCATTTCCAGAAATGTTAGAAAAACGCCCAATAGTCGTAGACGAAAATATGATTGTTTTAGGCGGTAATATGCGTTTACAGGCCTGCCAAAAAGCTGGGCTTACAGAAGTATGGATTGATGTAGCAGAGGGCTGGACGCAAGAGCAAAAAAACGAGTTTATAATAAAAGACAATGTTGGCTTTGGAGAGTGGGATTGGGAACTTATAGCTAATGAATGGAATACAGAGCAATTAACCGATTGGGCTTTGGATATGCCAGGATTTGATGTGAGCGATGTAGATTTAAGTGATGACTTTAGTTTGCCAGAAGGAGATAAAGAACCGTTTCAACAACAAACATATACTTTATCAGATGAACAGGCAACTGTTATTAAAAATGCTATTGCAGATATTAAAAAAACGGATGCTTTTAAATACGTTGAGACTTATGGTAATGAAAACGGAAATGGAAATGCACTTTATTTAATAGTTACAGAATGGGCCGCGCAAAAGAAATAATAGTTAAAGTAATACCCAGTAAAATAGCTAATGAGTTTGTAAAAAAAAATCATTATAGCGGCAAAGTAGTACCTAATAGTACTTTGCATTTTGGTTGTTTTTTGGATAATAAATTACACGGCGTTATGTCTTACGGCCCAAGTATAAATAAAAAAGGTACAATTAATTTAGTAGAGGGTACTGGTTGGAATGAATTTATTGAACTTAATAGAATGGCTTTTGATGATTATTTGCCAAAATATTCTGAAAGTAGGTGTATTGCAATAAGTATTAAATTAATAAAAAAAAATGCTCCGCATATAAAATGGATAATTAGTTTTGCAGATGGCACACAATGCGGTGATGGGACAATATATAGGGCTAGTGGTTTTAAATTAGTTGGTATTGTAGATAATACTGCTTTAAGAATAAACCCCAATACAGGCGAAGCAATTCACGTCATACAAGCGCATCATTTAAAAATAAGCAGAGAGTTTAGAAATTGGAAACCTTTTGAAGGTAAGCAGTTAAAATATATTTATCTAATAGACAAAAATTGCCATATAAATGCAGATATATTACCATTTAGCGAAATAGATAAACAAGGCGCTGGAATGTATAAAGGAAAAAAAATTGCATTATCTGAAAGAAAATATTAAATTTGTTTTATATGCGTATAAAGTGTAATGGTTGCACATCTAACAACCAGTTAGAAGGAGGGGTTCAATTCCACCTATACGCTCAAATTTAGGCGGTTATTAATTTAGCCGCTTTTTTTATTTAATTTTGTAAAATGAATAAACAAAATGTTACATTAAAAAAGGCAATGTTAGAAGCCTTAGAAAAATCATTGGGTATAGTTACTACTGCTGCCAAAGCAGTTGGCATAACTAGAAAAACCCATTACGATTGGTTAAATAAAGACCCAGAGTATAGAAAGGCGGTAATTGAATTAGAAGATTTAGCACTAGACTATGTAGAGTCAAAGCTATTTAAGAATATAGAAAAGGAAAAAGAGGCCAGCGTATTTTTTTATATGAAAACCAAAGGTAAAAAAAGAGGGTATGTTGAACGCCAGGAAATTGTACACCAGGGCGCAATGCCAGTAAGTAAAATATCCGAAGAGGCAATGCAAGAAATAGATAAAATACTAGACAAAGAGTATTAAAATGGGAAAATGGAAGCAGTTAGGGAGGTTATTAAAAATAAATGTATTGATAGCTTATTATTCTTTACAAGATTTATATTTAAAGAAAATACAGGCAATAAGTTTGAGGTGGCGCCGTTTCATATCGAAATGGTCCAAACCCTTGAAAAGGTAAGCAATGGCGAAATAAAGCGCCTTATAATTAATATACCACCTAGATATGGTAAAACTGAAATTGCCGTTAAAATGTTTATGGCTTGGTCTCTTGCTAAAAACCCAGCTTCAAAGTTTATTCACTTATCCTATTCAGATGCCCTGGCTTTGGACAATAGTTCGCAAACTAGGGACTATATTACTAGCGATTCGTTTCAAAGTATTTGGCCGCTTGAATTAAAAAAAGATAGCCAAAGCCAAAAGAAATGGTATACAACTGCTGGGGGTGGTGTTTATGCCACTGCATCTGGTGGGGCAATAACTGGTTTTGGTGCTGGTACTGGTGGGGCTATTATTATAGATGACCCACTAAAGCCAGACGACGCCGTTTCAGATGTTAGGCGTTCTTTTATTAATAACCGATACAATACAACCATTAGGTCGCGTGTAAATAGCCGAGACGTTCCAATTATAGTAATTATGCAAAGGCTCCACGAGGACGATTTAAGTGGGTATTTATTAGATGGTGGGAGCGGCGAAGATTGGCACCATTTAAAGCTGGCTGCAATAGACGAAAACAACAATGCACTTTGGCCCAACAAACATAGCTTTGATGAATTAGAAGCGATTAGGCAAGCCGACCGCTATACGTTTAGTGGACAGTATATGCAAGAACCAGCGCCGCAAGAGGGTGGCGAATGGCGCAAAGATTGGTTTAATATTGTAAACAAAGCCGAAATTCCTGGAGATGTTTACTGGGAAATGTTTATAGATGGCGCATATACAAAAGACACTAAAAACGACCCCACAGGAATACAAATAAGCGGCAAAGGTAAAGACGGCAATTTGTACATTTTAAAAAGCATTGATAAATACCTAGAGATGCCAGAGTTAAAACAATTTATTGAAAGTTTTGTAAAAAGCTGCGGCGTACATATAAAACAAATATTAGTCGAACCTAAAGCATCTGGTAAATCATTGGTGCAATTATTAAGGCGAGAAACAAATTTTAATGTAAGTGAATTAAAAACCAACTTTGTAAAGTATTCTAAAATTGAAAGGGCTAGGGCATCGTCGCCCTTTATAGAAGGTAGCAGAGTTTACCTAGTAAAAGACAACTGGAACGAGGCTTTTATACAACAAGTGAGTACATTTCCAAACGCTAAACACGACGAACATATTGACGTTACGAGTTATTCAATAGAACGTAATTTAATTAATAACTTTTTTGTAGTGTAAAATTCGTATTTTTACAAAAAATTTTATATAGACAATGGCATCTATCCTAGACAGATTTAAGTCGCTAGTTACTAAAGGCGCACAAAACACCAATATTAATTACAATAAAGCGCTATATAACTGGCTTGGTAATTCCATAGTATGGAACCAGGAAAACGACGATACATATATAAAGCAAGGCTACCAAACAAACGCAACCGTTTACTCTATTATTAACCTAATTACAAAGGCGGCCACTACAATACCCTTGCAAGTTTATGAGGTTAAAAACGTTGCAGATTCTAAGCGCTACAAGTCAATGACTAGCGGCTATATGGACGGCAATGTAATGCACAATGCTAGAGTGTTAAAAGCTAAGGCGTTTAATGAATTAGAGGGACACCCATTGCACGAATTAATGGAACGCCCCAACCCTGCGCAATCTTACAACGCCTGGCTTACAGAAGTTATTGCATTTGGTAAATTAACTGGGAATAGATTTATTTACGGTATTGGGCCAGAGACTGGCGGCAATGCTAATAAATTTACAGAACTTTATGTACTGCCTTCGCAAAACGTTGAGATTATGAGCGGTGGCATATTAGAGCCGGTGCAAGGCTACAAGCTGCAATACAATGGTACGTTTGAAGCGCCAGCAGATTCTATATGCCATATAAAAGATTTTAACCCAGATTATGACGGCACAGGAACGCATTTATACGGACAGTCTCCATTGCGCGCTGGTTTACGCTCTTTAACTGCAAACAACGAGGCGCTAACTACTGGGGTTAAGTATTTGCAGAACCAAACGGCTAGGGGTATATTAATGAGCGACGAGGGCGATATAAACGAAGTGCAAGCGCAAGCGTTAAAAGATAAGTTCAGAAAGCAGCACCAAGGCAGCCAAAATGCTGGCGATATAATCATAACGCCATCTAAACTAAGCTGGGTAAACTTTGGATTGCCTGCTACTGATTTGGCGCTTATCGAACAGTATAATTCTACTGTAAAAGACCTTTGTAACGTTTACAACGTACCGGTACAACTATTAAACAATACTGATAGTAGTACCTACAACAATATGAAAGAAGCCAAAAAGGCTTTATACCAAAATGCGGTTATTCCAGAGTTGGTAAAATTAAGAGACGAACTGAACAGATGGTTGGCGCCGCAGTATGGCCCCAATGTTTATATTGATTTTGATTTTAGCGCCGTTCCAGAATTACAAGACGAGTTAGAAAAAATTGTTGGGCAACTTAGCCAAGCCTGGTGGGTAACGCCAAACGAAAAGCGTGAGGCTATGTACTACGGCAGAGAGGATAACGTACAAATGGACGACTTTTTTATACCTGCAAACCTTATGCCGCTCAATATGCCAGACCCATTACTAGATGAACCAAACCAAGAGTAAATGACTAAAGAGCAAAGGGCAAAATGGCAAAAGGAATTTGAAAGCCTTTTAAATAGTGCCGAAGCTGCGAGTTTACGAGAGTTTACCAAATACTATAAAGCTGAAAGCAAAAAGGCCGTAGATATATACAAACAAAACGGCGGCTTAAATAATGCTGACCTATTGGCGGTATTTACAAAAGACGGCTTCCAAAAAGGGTACGAAAACCTTTACGAGACTATTGGTATGCGCTTTGCTAATTGGTACGCTAAAAATTCAGACAAATTTATTTCCAAACAATTTGACGCTAGCCAAGAGCAAGAAAGCTGGAGGGCTTATTTTCGTTCCTATGGTATGCAGGTGGCTGCCGAAAGGGTTACGTTGGTACAAGGCACCGCAAAGGGTAATTTAATAAGCGTATTGCGTAAGCTAATGGCTGACCCTATATTTATGGCAGAGGGCGAAGTTGTAAGGGCTAGAATGTTAATGCGCCAATATGATAATTACAGTAAATTCCAAGCAAGGCGTTTAGTTAGAACAGAAGCGACTAGGGCCGCAAATGTAGCGACAATGCGTAGCGCTCAAAGCGTTTACGCTGGTCAAGATATGCAAAAGGAATGGATTACGTCAATGGACGGCAGAGAGCGTGAATGGCACGGTGCTGCAAATGGTCAAATAGTAGATTTCAATAAAAACTTTTTAGTAGGTGGAGAATATATTATTGGCCCTGGTAGTGGAAGCGCTAGAAACGTTGTTAATTGCCGTTGTTCTGCTGCACCATTTCCAAAGCCAGACGCAAATACAACCGATATTATTACAGGCATAGGTTTTGGCCTAACTTAAATAAAACAAAATTTAATATCTTTACAAAAATTT